ATTAAAGTATTCGTCTATTATCTTAATTGCTTCCTCGCTACCTTTACAAATATAAGAACAATACCCCCTGTTTCTTAATTGTTCCTGCCACCGCTTTTGTTCTGGTGAAGCAACACCCCCTTTTTCTTTCTTCATTTCTATTGCAAGACCGAAGAACGCACCGCGTGGTTCGTAGATGAATAGGTCGGGAAAGCCTTTGACGTAACCGGTACGCTTCATTTTGATTGCTTGCAAGTAACTCGTTCTCATTCCACCTGCGGAAGCGCAATACAACGCGTCGGGATATGCTAAACGAAGGTATTTTATTACAATTTCTTGTTGGTTCGATTCAGATTCGGGCGTTGTTTTACGCTTCACGACACTTTTTTTATACGTTTTCTTAAAAGTTTTTACGTTCATTTTCAATTAGTTAGAAATTATTTTCAATTTATTTTCATTTTTTTGTTGTATATTCAAAAGTTTAGCATATATTTGTCAAACAATTAACAACAATACCAAAGATAAACAAAAACAAACAACATGAACGCAACGATTACAACAGCAACAAAAACATTCTGGAACTTACGCAAATTTGATGTAGAGTATTCTTTCTCTGAAATCGGAAACATTGCAGAAATTAAAGAAAACGGTGTGAAGGTTTGGGAAGTTTACGCTAATACAGCAGGTTCACTAAAATCAAAAGTGACTAAGTGGTGCAAAGAAAATTGGTTCTAACTAAACGAGGGGTGCGACTCAACAACGCATATTTTATATGGAACAAGGAGTAACAGAAAAAACAACAGACCACCCATTCATTCAAAGCGTTAAGCGAATAGAAATGAAGTATGTAGATTTAAGCAACTGTGTAAGGTACGAAGCCTTACTAATTGACGGAAGAAAAATACTTTATGAAATCAATCCTTGGGTTAGACCAGTTATTACAATTGACGAATGGATTGAGGTAGCATCACAAGAAGCAAATGAAAATTTTTTTAGTTCAAAATATGAAACCAAATAATCAAATGAAAAAACAACTACTCTACATCGCGCTTCTTTTCGGAGCAATGTTAATCGCAGGAACGATTGACGAACAAACAAGACAACTAGAACAACAACCAAATCACTATTCAAAATGAACAACAACATCGATCAATTTTTTCAATACCTTGAGAATATTAACGATAACTTTTTAAACACAAAACAAGAAAACAAAATGAAAGTAGAACTAATTCAAAAGACAACGCTAACCGATATGTACTACGTCTTAAAGGTCAACGGAGAGTTTCATATGTCGTACAACGACTACGACGAAGCGGTGCGCGCTTACGACCGCATCAAGACAGCCATACCACGCGAAGAAACAATCCTATCAAAAGAAATCTAAAACTAAAAATCAAATGAACAATGAAAGAGCCAATTTTTACAAATCAATTTTTCTCTTTGAAGAAGAAGTACAAATTCTTATTGACGGAATCATTACCGCACAAAATTACTACGGTAATCAAAGGACTGATTCGCCTTCTCGGAATCAATTGTGCGACCAACGAATTGCAGAACTTGAACGAGTATTCCTCAAGGTTACTACTTCGTCTTGGAAAAACCTACCAGAACCCCCAAAAGAAATCTAGTTTTGTTTGTGTTTATTCTTCAGCTAACGCATACAACTACAGCCACAACGAGATTGCAGCCAACATTGAAAAATGTCATAAACTTGCAGAAGCGCGTTGGAACGACAACTTAATTGAATACATTTGCAACAACTAAAATCAAATCTATGTACTGTCCTAAAATCACTTATTGCTTTATCGGAGACGATATACGCACCCTCAACGAACGAATCAAAGCCATAGCCAACAATTACAACGACGACGAAACAGGTTGGTTTGAAGTAGATGAAAAACAACACCTTGTATTTATCGACGAACAAGACAATATGTACACAATCCATTTGCGAGGACGCTTCTGGCGCAAAGGTGAACCCGACTTTAATCTTGAATACGTTACACTTGAAAAAGACGGAATCAGTTTCAGTTTCGACGTTGACATCTTTGACGATCATTTTTAACAATGGGTTACTTCAAACGGATAAACGAACAATCCGACATTCACGACAGCCAGTTAAGGCATATCCAAAGCGACGAAGAACTCGCTATAAAGTTCGAACAATATCTAAATTCATTTCATAACAACCAAATAAATAACAACACAATGAGCATTATTGCCCAACAATCAAACAACAGCGCAGGTCAAACAGTACCCGCAGGAACACACGTCGCAAGATGTTATCAAATCATTCACATAGGAACGATTGTCGACACCTATCAAGGTGAAGACCGACTTGTAGACAAGGTTCGCTTAGTATTCGAATTGCCTTTAGAAACCGCGGACTTCGGTAAAGGCGAACAACCTTTTTCAATTGGTCGCGACTTCACTTTGTCAATGCACGAAAAGAGTGGCTTACGCGCCTTCGTTCAATCGTGGTTAGGAAAAGCAATGTCCGATTCTGAAGCGTCTAAATTCGACATCGGTACTTTGTTAGGCAAAGAAGCAATGGTGTCAGTAATGCACCGCACCGCGAACACAGGTCGTACTTATGCAGACTTGAAAGGAGCGTCACCACTTGCTAAAGGAATGACTTGTCCACCACAAGTAAACGCGTCTTTCGTTCTTGACTTCGACAGCGAAGATTTCGACTTACGTTTTAAGATGCTACCGGAATGGTTGCAGAACAAAGTTAGTTCTTCACAGCAATTTAGCGACCGACTTGACAAGGCTGCGGATCAAATGAACAACGCCAAGAAGATGCTAGAACAAAGCGGTTTGGTTCAACCAACAACTTCAACGGACGACACAGACGATATGCCGTTCTAAATTAATAAGATGTTATAAAAGGCGTTTATATCATACATACGCGCCTTTTATGACACTTAATGAATAATAAAACATACAATTAAAAATCAAATAAAATGAAAACAAGAAAATCAAAAGAGTTCAACATCGAAAGAGTAAAGGAATTTTGCAAGTTAGTAAACGAAGGAAAGACACCTTCGGAAGCATTACGCTTAATGAATAGCTGCAACGGTTACACTAAACCACTTCGTGCCGCTGGTATATTTTGGCAAGAAAAAGACACTACATTTAAAGCGGTTGAGCGTATTCACGCGGAACGTTATACTCTGTTTCTAAATGAAAGATTGAAATACAATAGGACTATTAACGCGAAGCCTAATCGCAAACAAAGAAAAACGTTTCAAAAAGTAGATATTGTTTCGAAAAGAAATTCATACAAAGAGTACACAAAACAAGCGAACCTCTTCAACCAACCAAAGACGACAAACGCGCCAACAATGAAACCGAAGGAACGTCAACTGACTTTCATTCAACGCGTGGTGAAATCTCTTTTTAACTTATGAATAAAGCAATCTATAAAACGCCATTCGGTCGCCTTGTCAAGTCAAACTTTAAGACGATGCAGAACTTTAAGAACGTTCTTCGGATAAGCGATCCGACGGCACGACTTTACGTCACGCACCCCGAACGAATGAGAATTAAAGACTTTAACAACATTTGCCTTCATACCGGTCTTTCTCGCGAAGAAGTATTCAGCACCTTTACACCAACCAAATTAATAAACGAAGAAAATGACTAACGAACAAATAAGACAGGAACTAATCGACATGATTCCTTTCAGGCACATGGAACGCTTCGAAACATTGTGGTTGATGCTGACACCACGTTACGAAAGATTAACGACGGAACAAATAAAGATTCAACAAGAACTGGAGAACGAAAGAGAAATGTTTTGGAGTGCGCTCGAAGATATTACTTGCAGCGTTCTTGGAATACCTTCACAACAATTGTACACACCAACGCGACGACGTGAGATTGTAACGGCACGACAAGTAATTTTCTTTCTTATACGTCCTTGCTACTTGCAAAGCTACGAATCAATTGGGAAGCATTACGGTAAGGATCACGCTACAGTAATGCATGGAGTGAAGCAAGTTAGTTGGCAAATCGAATGCGACAGGAACTACGCAGCTAACGTTGAACGCATCTGTTTTATTTTAGACGAAATGGGTTATGCTAAACCAATGAAATTTTTCACTAAATTTGTCGAACACTTAGAACATCAAAAAGAAATCAAACTTAAAAAACAACTAAAGAAATGAAAAGTGAATTAATCTTTTGTCCGAACTGCGAAAGCGCAGAACTTGACGAACGCGTGAACGCCGTTCTTCAGGATCAAAAACTTAAAACCTACGAAGAAGCCTACGAGCTAATCGACGACGACGGAGAAATAAAAAAATGCTTCGATTGTCAGGAATGGGACGACGCAGACGACGACGCGAAAGGCGAAGGGTGGGACTAAACTAAAAAACAAAAACATGATGTTAATACTACAACTCAAAAAGAGAATCGAGATACTCGAATCGCAAATGAAGGAACAAGAACAAAAGATAAACGACTTACTTATTCGCTTGTCTGTTCCAACCACACCAACGCTAATCGCAAAAGAAAAGAAGCCTTCGTTCGTCAAACCAACCGTTGTTGAAATCTACGACTACGCCTGCGAAAAACTAAACGATAAAGACGCGCTTGCATTTACCGAGAAATTTCATGCACACTACGAAGCGAACGGTTGGAAGGTTGGACGCAATCAAATGAAAGACTGGAAGGCTGCCGTGCGTAAGTGGGACTTGTCTACCTTTGTAACTACAAACCAAAACACTAAAATCAAAAATGGAAAATTCGATTCAGACGCTGCGCAGCGCATCTACAACGACGCTCACAACTACACAAAGGGTTGATCGTGCGGAACGTGAAAGCGCGTTCGTTGCCGATTACGAACTACCTGCGTTCGTAAAGTTATGCTCAAAGGTTTGCGCTATGTATGGCATCGCGTTACCGGAAGCGCAGTTACTTCAAATGCTTCACGAGTTCATAGGGAAACACTTTCGTTGGGTTACGTTTGAACACTTCAACTTAGCGTTCGAACTAAATGCAGCAAACGAACTGTCAAAGAAATGCGAACACTTCGGAGCGTTAAGCGTGGTGTTTATTGGTGACGTGTTGACGCACTACAAACCACACCGCGACAAAGCGAATCTACAAATACAGCGTGAAATCGCGGAATCAAAAGAGGAACAATCTAAACAACTAAAAGAAAAAGAAATGGCGGTAAACGATGACAGCTGGCGCAGAATGTTAGCGGAAGATATTGCAAGTTATAAGAAAGGAAAGTACACGGTCATTGAGATTCGTGCGGTGTCGCTTATGAGGTGGCTCGAAGAAAGCAAACAGATAACGATTGACACGTTCACGGACGAGGAATACAAGTTGTGTAAAGCAAAGGCACGCAAGAACATCTACTTCGAACAACAGTTGAACAAACCAATGGTTGAACGAATGAGCGACAGGAAGCGTCAGCTATTGAAGGAATCGATTGCGTTTGAAGGTATGCGTGAGTTGTACAAATTATATTTGAGTAAGCAATGAGCCAGTTTATTTACAACGAACACGGAGCGTGTGAAAATCCTATCTTGAAAACTTACAAATGCAGCAAGGGTTACGAAGCGCAAGTTGAAACGGCTATTGTTGAAGGCGAATTGTGGGGTTACGGAGTTCGGTTCAATGGTATGTCCGAAGGTTGGTCGCACACATTTAATCAACACCGACCAGACAACGACTTGTATAAAACAAAAGGCGAAGCGTTTGAAGGTGGTCTTCAGTTACTCATAAATCAATTGAAACGACGTAATGAAGAAAAACGCTACGATCGTATTATACAAATACTTCAAGACGAACTTTGTCCTGTGGTTGAAAATCAATTATCTCTATTTTAATGAAAAAATACAAATTCATTCATCCTGTTACAGCGTCAAAATATATTATTCACTGTGAAGAATTATATTTGTCTGACGGTTATTGGGAATGTAGAACAAATGGATTAATACACCACCAATTTCCAATGTCTTATGCAATGATTAAATTGAATGATACCTTATAAACCGACATATCTGCCGCGTCAGATTGAAGCGTTAAACTACTTGAACACAGACAGCATCGTTGAGCAATTGTTATACGGTGGCGCGGCAGGTGGCGGGAAGACTAAGTTCGGTTGTATGTGGCAAATACAACGTCGTTTGAAGTACGCAGGGACGCGTTCTCTTATTGGACGTAGCAAATTAGACACGTTGAAAAAGACGACGCTAAACACGTTCTTTGAAACGGCTGAAGAATTTGGATTGATAGCGAACAAACACTACACGTTTAACGGACAATCCAACGTGATTAAGTTCTTCAATGGAAGCGAAATTGTTTTGAAAGACTTGTTCGCTTACCCTTCGGACGTTAACTTCAATTCACTTGGATCGTTAGAAATCACAGATTACTTTATTGACGAGTGTTCCGAAGTAACAGAAAAGGCGGTCAGCATTGTTCACTCCAGATGCCGTTACAAGTTGAACGAGTTCGGGTTAATTCCCAAAGGTTTTTTGTCGTGCAATCCTGCGAAGGGGTGGCTTTACAACGAGTTCTACATGAAGAATAACCGCAACGAACTACCTTCACACCGCGCGTTTGTCCAAGCGTTACCGCAAGATAACCCCTTCCTTCCTGTTGCTTATATCGAATCTCTTAGACGACTTCCTGAATACGACCGCAAAAGACTTTTAGAAGGTAACTGGGAGTTCGACGACGACAGCGACAAACTATTCCAAACGGAGAACTTACTGCGAATGTTCCGCAACGAAGTAATCAATGAAGGAAAGAAGTACATCACAGCCGACATAGCGCGTTTCGGGAAGGACAGGACAATCATTTGCGTTTGGGAAGGTCTAACTATCATCGACATAATTGAAATGAATCGTGCAGCCATTGACGAAGTAGTAAACAAGATTCGTGTTGTAATGAAAGACCATTCAATTCTTCTTCAAAATGTTATCGCAGATGAGGACGGAATCGGAGCGGGTGCGGTTGACTATCTGAAGTGCGTAGGTTTTCAAAACGGATCTAAACCAAAACACCCACAATACCAAAACTTAAAAAGCGAGTGTTACTACAAACTTGCTCAGTACGTTGAAGAAAACAAGTTGACTATCTTATCCAGTACGCGCAAAGAACAAATCGTGCGTGAACTCGAAATGATTAAGCGACACCGCGCAGATGTCGACGGAAAACTTATGGTAACACCGAAGGACGTAATCAAGAACCGCGAAGGTATTTCGCCTGACGTTGCCGACGCAATCATGATGCGAATGTACTTTGAACTTAATCCAAGTTATGGACAATATGTTGTAGGATAAAATAATTTAGCATACATTTGTAAACAAACCAAAAATCAAAAATAAAAATGAACGAATTAACTTTAGAAAAACAACAAGCACTTATCAATCATTTCGGAAGTATAGAAATGTATCAAAAGAATATATTTCATAAAGTACCACCTATTTTTCAAATGATATGTGATGAAGAAGGAAATGTAGAAATTGATTCGGAAACAGTAGGTATTTATTTAAATAAAGAAATGAGTGAATCAAATCTTTCTTTTGAAGAAATATGTGAAAGAGATTTAAAGACTTTTTCTACAATTATAGATGAATACTATTTTGAAACTTTTAATAAATAATAAAATGCAATTTACAAAAGGAACACCAAAAGCAACAGCACTTTTATTATACAATAGATATGTAGTTTATATTAGAGAAAACTTTCCTTATACTGAAAAACAATTTGAGCAAGCAAGACAATGCGCTTTAATTGCAGTAGATTATTTAGCAGACGAAAATAAATTTTACAATCTTAATTATTGTTCAGATGATTGGCAAGAAGTTATAAATGAAATAAAAAAATTATGAAACCAACACCACTTTACGAAGCGTTAAAAATCACACAGGAGCGTGAGCGCGAAATAATCAATTCAGTAGCTTCATACTTCCAACAAGGAAAAGTTCTTGGCGACGTGCTACTCGAATTGTCAAAACGAAAAGACATGAACGCGAAAGAGAAAATCTATTGCGCTCTTATGATTGGTTCAATGATGACTAAAAATAACGAAGATGGCGCAGAGCAAAACTAAGAAAGGAATTTGCGTGTACTTACACAAAGACCTGTGGAACGAGATAGACGAAAAACGTGGAGAGAATAGTCGCAACACTTTTTTAAGCGAAGCAATCCAGTTCTCAATGAAGTTCTTCGTTGAAGAATCTAAAGTAAAATTGACAGAACAAACGTCGACAAAATAGCAACGGACGAACTAAAAACTAAAGCGTGGTTTCTGCGCTTTTTTTGTTTGTCTAACTTTTTATTTTCAACGTTTAAAGTGTTAATTTGTTCGCTCAACAAGTTAGTCTTTTGTTCATAAGCAACAACCGTTTCTTCTAGGTTGTTCGTCTTTTCGTCTTTGATGTTTATTTGTTCCTGTAAATTGTCGATTACAAGCGAATCGGAAGCAATAACGCTGTCGCAGGAATTTATTAAATAGACAATATCAGTTTTACGAATAGTATCGAGAACAAGAATAGTATCACGACGAGTGCGATAGGTTTCTTTGGCTGTAATTTGAGCGTCTTCATATCTTCTGTATGTTCCGTATAAATCAATTTCTTCCTGCAACAAGCGGTCGTATTCGCCGCTATTGTAATAAATAATGCTGTCTTGTTTTTGTATCTGAATTTCTGTTTGAATCTTCGGGTTGAAGTTCCAAAAAGCTAAACAAACAAGCATCCAAAAAACAGATGTTGCAATTATAACAATAAGTGCGTCGGGTTGGTATTCTCTTTTGTCCATTGTGCGTTAGATTAAGTCGTTTCCGTTATACTCTGGGTGTTCTTTCGACATACTGTCGATGCCTCGAACCCACAACACGCTAACTAGCGCGCTGAAAAGAAAAATAATTGCAATAATCATAGTTGTTTTTTTTTAGGTTTATAAAATTTGTCCTTCGTGTATTCGAAGATTCTGAACGCTAAAGTAACCATTTTTTCCTTTACTCACAATAGCAAACCCATGATTATATTTTGAATAAGGATTGTAGTCAGGAGATAATTCAGATAAGCAACCAACACCCCAACACGTTATAAACTTACCGTTAGCGTCGCGCTCGTTGTGTTCCGCTGTTTGGTGGTGATGTCCGCAAAGCGCGGACACCTTAGTCTTCATAAATAAACCACGCGCTACGTTGACAGACGGAAGGAATTGCTTGCCGAATTCGTGTCCGTGAAAGATTGAAAGTTTTCCGATGTTCAATTTGCTCTTTCCGTCAATCCATTTGACGTTATGCTTGTCGCAATGCGTTAACGAAGGAAAGTCGAACGCGTCGATGTCGAATAGTTCAGGTGCTTTGATTCTCATGTATCTCCAGTACCTTTCTTCGTGATTGCCTTCTTTGTAGTAAATGTTTGCCGTTGGGAACGTGTGTCTAAGCGATGCAAGAAATTGACGGATTGAATAAAGTTCGTCTTTGAATTTACGCTTACGCGGATCTTTAACGAAGTCGGAAATCATGTGACAATCCAAAGCATCTCCGTTTAAAATAATTGAATCACAGCCCTGTTTCAAACCTTCGTTTATCGCGCATTCAATTGCTTCGTTGTCTTGGTAGGGAAAATGCAAATCGCAAAGAATCAAGAACTTCGTACCGCTAACTTCAACGTGTCTGCGTTTCTTTGCGTACGACTTCGGAAGCGCGAAAGGATTCAATGGTCGTGGCTTTTCTTCAAACAACTTTTTATCTGTTGTTACTTTTCTATTGAAGTCGCCATTCTTTCCACGAATCAAACGAATAACACTTCGTGCCGCTTCGATGTTTTTATAGACTTCAGGATATTCAGTAAACAATTTTTTCGCTAAAGTAAGCGAAGGAGTTTCTGAAAACTTACTACAAATTTCCGCTGCTATTGTTCTCGCTGTCGTTAGTTCCCTTGCCATTCTTTGTTTTTTTAGTGAACTTTTCAATCACAGTACCACCGAACAAACCTGCTGTTAACAATGCGAGCGTGTCGTACATTGCAATTGGACAGTCATATTCAGAAAACGTGGCGATGTAACTTAAAAGAATCAAATTTGTTACAACAAATATAGCAATAACTCGCTTGCTCGATACTTTCGAACAATTACTTAACAAAGATTTTAACCAGTCTTTCATATCATTTTTATTATTAGTTGAACAATTAAACCACCAACCACACCAGCAGCGGTTGCGATACCACCCAAACGAGCAACCTGTAAACGTTGGTTGCTTATGTACTTGTCGTGTTTCTGAACCTTACTTACAAGACCTTCAATTTTCATTTCGTCGTCACCAATAAGAACGTGATAGATTCGGTCTATCTTTTTATTCATATTTTGAAGCTCTTCGTGTATCAAAGTAATTTCAGTTTCTGCGTTCATGTCTTAAAATATAATTGTCGTTACGCTTTAAAATATAATTGTATTTCAGCTTCACGACGACGAACAAGACCTTTCAAAACAACACCACCGCCTTTGTTCCATAAACGAAATGAATTAGCTATTGTTGGGTCTGTTGGATTGACGTTTAGTTTCTTGAAGACAGAAGAACGTTTGAACCCACCTGTTCCGATGTTGTACGCTAGTGAAACACACGCGCTAAATTGATTGTCGTTGAGCGGTTGTAAAATGAACGGTGCGATTGAAACGGCGAACTGGTCGATTATAAACTTCGCTAGTTCGTCTGCGCGTTGCTGCGTGATTACGTCGCCTTCTTTCACGCGGTCGCCGTTTTCGTAGAAAGTATTTCCAAAGCCAATAGTCCACACGTTAGCGGGACACTTATACGCTTTCAATTTACAACCTTCAAAATGCTTTATAAGTGCGTAACCTTCTGCGTTAATTTTCATTGCTCAACTTCTTTATTTGTTTTTCTTTTTTGATTAGATACTTACGAAATTTTTCTTCGTAAATTTTTTGTTTTACCATGTCTTTCTTGCGTCCCCTTGTAGCCATGTTTTATTTTTTAGTTATCTAATCCAACCAAGTCCCGGTCTTCTGTATTCGTATGGTCGTCTGTCGCGTCCGTCGCTAATCTCAAAAGCGTTAGAAGGATAAACATTTGTTTGTGACCAAATCTGTTGTGTTGTGTTCGTTGTGTATTCAGGAAAGTCCGACTGATTGAAACACAAATAGTCAACCATTCGTTGCGTGTAAAACATCGCTTGTTGACGCGCTTGATCGCGGTAGTTTTGTAAATCGGTTTGGCTTATTGGTTGAGTGTCTTCGCTTGTGCGAATTACTAAACTTCCGTTGTCCGTTTTAACGTACAAATGCGGAAGCACTTCGTACATCGTCCACCACATAATCATTCGACGCAAGTAATTGTCAAGAAGGGTTGCGTATGCGCCTGTAATATCGTCGTTCACAACGTCTTCTTTGATGCGGTTGTAAAGGTCAGTTCCAAGATACAGTTGTGCGTACTTGTCCTGTGACAAATAGATAGCAGGGTACATCAAAAGAGGGTCAACGCTTCCGTTAATCCAAGTATATTTCTTGATATAGTTTTCGTCAATGAGTAGAACTTCGGGTTGTAGTGCCATTTTTTATGAGTATTTAAGTGAACCTCGTGAGGGTGTGTCTATTGGTGCAATTCCTTCTCTGCCTTTTTGCGGTACAAATGGATTGTTACCCACTCGCTTGTCGTTTTCAAGTCCGTTGTTTGGAAGTACACGACCTTTTGAATCTCTTTTTCTGATATAAATTTGACGCTTCCAGAAGTGATGACAAAACGCGCCACCTTTCCAAATAAATATGTTGTAAGTTGAACTTCCTTGTGGAGCAAATTCTCCGTTTATTCCAGCGTCGCTCATATCTTGAATGTCTTCAAAACGGAATGATAATCCTGATTGTGATAAACCGACCATTTCTTGACAAAACTCACGACTGTCTTCGCTTAAATTCTGCGAGTAAGCATAACGTAATTTGTAAAGTCCTGTGTCGCCAAATGGAGACCTTTCTTCAGCGTTTGCGTAATCGCGAACACTCATGTATTCCTGCCTGAAATTAGCTTCGTTGTGTGGGTCTGTAACGTCTTCTTCACTCAACAATTCCCACTCGTTCAAATCAACAACTTCACCTTTCTCTTTTAGTGCGTTAATCCAAACACGACCTTGTTCGTCTGAAAAATCATTCTCCGCAGCAACTACTTTTTTTTTTAACTCAGCAGTTTGAACCGTTGGTTGAACAATTACAACTTCGTCGTTGAATGGCGAATTCATTTCGATATTAATCTCTCCTAAAATTGGAGTGAAAACTCTTTCAATGATTCTTTGGTATGGTTTGATTACTTGGTTGTTGAATATCTCTAAACCAACAACCATTTCATCTTTGTTCGAACCGAATCCTGTCGTGTCGCGTATGCCGTGAATAAGTGGTGACACAACGCGGTGTCCAACCATGATTTGCTTCGCTGTTTCTTCACTTAAAAACTGATATTGTTTGTCTGCGTCCGATAAAGGAAACGATTCGATTTGCGGAGCGCGTGCAGGGTCTTCGTTAAATGTCATTAAGAACTTGCCCGCGTTACTTGCGCCACTCAATCTTGTTTCCCACTCACGACGAATAGCTTCGCGTTCTTCTTTCTGTGGTATTCCGTTTAAGAAGTTAATAATGAATGAAGGAAATAATCCGTTCAATATATTGTTGACGTGGTACATTCCCATTTGATAGGACAATTCAACGTAGTTCAATGCCCCAAAGTAGTCAGGTTTCGCGTAGTACGAAGAACCCGCCATCATTCCGTGTGCGTAGATAACTTGTCGCGGTTGTTCTTGCGCGATCGAAGGATTGAACGCGGGAATAAATTCGGGTTTACCTTTTTTACTTCGTGTGTTCGCCCAGTCTTTCGAGTAGAAAATTCCTGTAATATCGTCTTCGTCTTTGTCGTATGCAAGTCTGCAATTTTCGAAAGGCAAGTGGTTAATTTGTACAATGCGAGTGAAGTCTAACGACCATATTACTTCAGCACAAAATGAACCTTGCAATTTTAAGTCGAAAGCAATTCCTTGCAATGCGTTGTCGAGAATTGTTCCCGTTCCTTTGCCTTCAATCATGTAAGCAATTGAGTTCGTCAACGCGTTATGAATAGGTGAATTGTAGTATAGTGTTATGAGGTGCTGCGGGAATAAATTGTTCTGCCCGTAGTTTATGTAACCCGCGCGATTCTCCGTTTCAATTGCTTCAACTGGTTCGTATGCTGAAAGATTTATTGATTGAATGTTACTCATATTATGCACCTGTATAAATTACGTCAACGGGAATCGTTGGCGAAGAAACGTCAAAGAAAATTGTTCCGTCTTGAAGAATCATTAAACTCTTTTCAATCAATCCCAAAACGGAAGCATTGGTTGGATCTATATTGCTGCTGCTGTTTTGACCGTACACTTCGTAATGATAACGTCCTGCATCGACCAAACCAACGGTTGTAAGTCTTATTTTAGTCACGCGTTCGTTCTCGTTTATTACTTCGACTACTTGCGCTAGTTCTTCACCTGTCATTTCGTAAGTCATGACAAGAAGATAATGAGTAAAGGCTACATTGAAGTAAGCACGTCCTTCGTCTAACGAAAGCCACGCGTATTGATTCGCTGTGTTTGTGTTTAGGTATACCATTCCCTTTTTCCTTTACGTTAAAATTACAACACGTAGGGACGCTTTGTCCCTATGTGTGTAAAAGTTTTTTTAATTAGTCAAGAATTGTCGAAGGCGCACCGCTCAATTTGTAAGCGCGCTTTCCTGCTTCGTGAACGAAGGCCAACGTGAAACCGTTCATGTCACCCAAAACCGTTCCTGTTGCTGCTGTTGCAGTAGAAAGGTCTGCTCCGTATTCGTAACCTACAGCCCACCAATTGCCGTTTGTGTCTTCAACGAAAACAATAACGCGAGCTTGTGCAACGCTTTGCAATTCAAGACGCTTTGCCGCGCTTAATTTGTTTAACATTACGTTTACCGTCTGCGTGTAAAAAATAGTACCCGCGTCACGGTTGAAGTTGATTGTTTCTTCGAACGATCCTGTTTGCGTTGGCAATTCGTACGTGTACAAATCACCTACTAACGGTCCATTTATTGCTGTAACAATTTCGCTTCCGTCTAAAGTGAAAGACGTCACCTCTGTTTTGTCAACCAAAATGATTTGTTTAATACCACCGATTCCGTCTTTGCAATCGAGTGTAAATCCGCTACTTAATTCGCACATATTTGTATGTTTTTATTAGCACAAAAGAGGAGCGGTGTTTATGCCGCTACCTCTATTATGCAAGGGTTAGAATGGTATTGATTAGGCAGTGTATTGATAGAATGCGATCTCGTCACCGAAACCGTATTGAACTCCTGCGAAGAAAGAACAAGCGAAACGAACGTTGTCAGAAAGGTCGTATTGGTACATATCCAAAAGCGCAACGGTGTTCCATTGGTCTAACAAGTTAGTACCAAACCACAAGTTTGACTTTTGGTAAAACGCCATTGTATCGTCAGACATACCCGGACACTCAATAACGTCATACTGTCCCTGCCAGTTCATTACAACTGATTCTCCTTGGTACAAGTAGTATCCACCACCAAGACCTAAGATAGCCGTTCTGTATGCTTCAGCAACGTTTGAAGAAACCGCGATAACAGGCTTCTCAGTTGCACGACGAACGCGTGTTGGAAGTGTTAAAACAAGTTTACCCATTTCTTCGATAACGTTTGCAGAAGTGATTGCTTCTGGTGAAGCAACGTCAAGAACAGCAGCGTCAGCCAAGAACAAAGTTTCGAAACCTGCGTACTCACCTGCGTTAGCGTTAACACCCTGCCAAATTAAAACTTCGTTGCGTGCTGCAACACCCGCCATAACGTTAGCAATTAAAGCATCACTCAAAGAAGCGTGAAGTTCTCCGTTCTGCTCTGAACGCGCTTCCCAATCGATTAAGAAATCTTTCTTGCAAAGTTGACGATGTACTTGGAATTTTTCAAGTGTTAAGATACGCTCGGAAAGTGTTACCGTTCCTGTTGCTGTAAAGTCGCAAGTAGCATTTGCGAAAGTTA